ACTGATTTTTGTAGTGATGTTGTAATTTGAGCGGTAAAATCTACAATAGTTCCATTTAAAGTATCTAATTGATTTACTAATGCATCATTTGTTTGTTCAATTGTTAATCTATTATTTATTTCCGTTTGAACTTGTGCTCTTAAATCAGTAATAGTATTATTTAATGAATCTATTGTTAATTGTAATCTTGTATTTTGAATTCGTAGTTCATTACTAGATGTTACCTCTGCATCATATATTGGCTTTGGAATCAAATCCAAATTTGCGGTTGGTATATTAGGTGCCAATTCCGTCACCGAAACATTTACTGCTTTTAATAATTCAACTTCATCATATTTTGGTTTATTCAAACCTTTAAATACTAGAGATGTTGCCGGATTTGTTTCATCTACAATTGTAACATTATATTCGTTTTTTGAAATTGCAGCAGAACCTGATACACTTAAAATTTCTTCTAATTTTTGTGATTTTTGTTCTTCTAATTTCTGTGCTATGGCTTCTAATCCTGTCATTATTAAATTATTTCAAAAGTATATTTGTCATCAATTATTGTTGATATACCACTTTCTATAACTTTTAATTTTAATTTATAAGTTCTATTTTTTGGAATAGTATTTAAATTCATAATAAAGTAATTTGATGTAGAATCGCAACTTACTTTTGTATAATTTCCAAATGGTAAAATAACTTCGCCTGTAATATAATCTTCTAATTGATAATATATGTTTGAAATATATTTTGATTGGTCATATTCAAATGTTGTTCCAAAAGATTTCAATGGATACATATCTCTACCTTTAACTCTAATTTTTACTTTTGTATTTGATGGGTATTCATTTTTAAGGTTTGTAATGATAACCTTGTAACCCTCCTCTGCAGAACCCGTTACTGGTGCTAAACTTCCTGTTGAAAAGGAAAAATCATCATATACGATTTCTAATTTAGGTTCATATATTGTATTGGTTTCTTTTGAGAAGAACTTTAATAATCCATAATCTAAAGTATCCGATTCACTATTTAAACTATGATGTATTACCAATCCATTATTAGGTAAAGAACCACTTAACCACAAATTTATGATACCAGTTACATCCATTCTAACATCATCTGGTTCATTATTGAATGATTGCGATGCTTCACTACCTGTATACCAAGTACCACCCTCAGCATTTGCAGAACCCGTTGTTCCTGGTGCAAATACTGCAGTTCCTGCTATTACATTATCTTGCCAAGTATTAACACCATCTCTATATTTCCAACTAATACCATCCGAAGTTACATTGTCGAATTTAGTACCAGTTCCCATTGTCCAACTTTGAGAAACTGCATTTGCATGGATTGTATATTGCAAAGGAATTTCTTCGGAATTTGCAGATTTAAGATTTAAGTAAGCTTTCCAATCACTTCCTGTTTCTAAATTTGAAACATCAAACTTGATGAAACTTCGTGCTATGTCTTTTGAAGAACCATAGTATAGTTTACCGATTTCTAATATCTCATCTCTACCAGCGTTCTGTTCTGGTTGTTGTAGATATACACTTGCGTCATATGATGATGTGTAAAATATATGCATTATATTGCCCTCCCTTTGATGTCTTTGTTAGGATATTTAACTTCAAATATAGATGGGTCTAAAGAAGGATAGACAATCTTACCTTTAGTTGCAGCATCTATATTGTATCTATTTGGTGAATAATTACCATCACCACCACATAAGTTTGAAATCTTTACTGATGGTACACTCATTACTCCCTCTACATTTGCAAGTATTAATTCTATTTCAGAAATATTGATTGGTTTGTTGAATGTCCAATTATCTATATTAAAATAGGTTTGTAATTCGGTTACACAATTAGTAAGAACTTCTCTTTTATTGTAATTTGAATAAACTGATATTTCAAAATCAACTCCAATATTTACAATAAATCCATCTATAATATTAACACCATCTGTCAACATTCTATATTCACCCAAATATGTTTTAAGATTTTGTTTTACAGTTTTATTTAATATTGTCAAATTTTTATTAATATCATATCCTAAAAGATACATATTAATTGCAAATGGATTATTAACTTCTGATATCGATGTTTTCTTTTGAGTAAGATATTTAACCAATTCTTTTTGAATATCTTGCTTTGAACTTCCTTTTAAATTATCTACTAAATTTGTAAATTCTGCAATATTTTGTGGAGAGGATAAAATAGAAGAAGGTGAATTATTATCTATCTCACCATCAGGACTTACATATACTTTTGCAACACTACCATATCGTTCTGGCATACTTAATGCTCTAACCATATAATCTTGTCTAGTCACTGCTCTATTTTGTGAACCAAACATTGCCAATGCATTTTGTCTAATTTCTTCTATTGTTTCTGAACCTCTCCCACCCACAGCTGATTCTAAATTTTCAATACCAACCGATTGTTTATATATTGCATAGTTTGATAAATCCGCTGTTGCGATTAAATCTTCTTCAAATTCTATTTTAGATATAGAAACTAAATCACTCTGATTTACATTTGAAGATACTCCACCACCAATTAAATACTTTATAGTTAAAATCTTTCCATTAGGTGCAATACCCATCGTATTTGTTTTTAAAAAATTAGATGGGTCTATACCTTGGTTTAATCTTTGTATTGAATTTGCTAACCCCAATCCAACATTTTTTGGATTTGGTATTAATGTTTCATCATTTCCATTAAATGTTCCATTACCAAATTGTAAATCCATTGTATTATCAGGATTTACTTTTATTGAAAATCTTCTTGGAACTTTTTGAACTTCTAAAATATATGGTACATCTGCGGATATATCCGATGAATTATTATTTATTAATGTATTTGGTTGTTCTACAAATATTGTTTCTTGTGCCAAATATGGTACTTCATAATAAGTGCTATTATCCTCATCTACAACGCTTATTATTTCAATAATATTAGTATCATTTAAAGTTATAGTCGGATAATCAGTAGAATCGGAAACGGTTATTGTGGTTGTAACTTCTTTTGCAGATATGGCTTGAACTGTCTTTGTTATTAAATATTGTTCAGGAATTCCTGTTGTTGTGTTTCTTGAAAATACATCAATTTCTCTACTACTTGAATTTGAAAAATCAATATTATCAATTGTGGTGAATGTAATAGATGAATTTTCCGTTGATGCAACTTCTAATCCTGCTTTTATTTTTAAAAAATATCTATCATCCGGTCTATTTAATGAACCACTTCCTACTGATGGTACTAATTGATAAACCGTCAATGTAGTAACTGCTGGGGTTGTTACTTTTGGTTTATATCCCATAGATTGTGCCAATGCAATCACATTTTTTCTTTCGGTTGCATTTGTCAACATAGATTCTTTCAATTGAACATCTTGGTAAAAAGATAACATATCACCAATTGCAGCTGCCTGCTCTAAAAAAACCATTCCAGGAGATGCATCATTGAAATCCGAATATTGATTTGGAAAATATGTTTTTGTAAAATCAATAAGATTTTGCTTTAATGCATCGAAATCTTTTCCTAGATAATTTACACTTTTTGCATTACCCCAATTTTTATTTATAGATTTTATTGCCATATATTTTTATTAATTTTTAATATCCAAAGTTAAATTATCCGTTAGTGATGTGTTTGATTTTAATGCGAATTTAACATCTAAAATTATTTTATTAGTATCGATATCATTTTCATCATAATCAAAAATAATTTGTTGAATTTCTAAATAAGGAAGCCACATATTTACAGCATCTAAAATACTACTTTCAATTTTTGTATTTATTGTTTCATTTATAATTGGTTCAAATAAGATATCCCAAATATCACATCCAAAAGTTGGGTTTAATTCTCTTTCACCTTTTCTGGTCATAATTAAATTGGTAAGATTATCTTTAGCTTGTTTTAGTGTTGTATAATTAACTGCAAAAATACCATTAGAATCGTTTGTTTTATTTATTCCGATTCCAACTATTTTGTAATCATTTTCTGCTAAATCAGCTACATTAATTTTACCTAATTCTATTGCCATTATTTAAATCTCTTTACTAATTCACTATAATCTCTTGTCAATGCTTTTATTGTTGCATCTTGTAACCCATCACCGGTTGATTCAAAGTTTGGTGTATTTTGCGGAATATCATGTATCATTCTATAATCCATAGTTTCCCAATCTTCTTCCACACTTTTTTGTGGTTGTATCATATCTAAAACACTTCCACCACCTACGCCTGGAATAGAACCCTCAGCTCTTTGTGCAGCAGTAAACGGTGTTGTTTGACTCAATACTTCATTTAATATTGGATTTTTAGTCAATTCTTTTATTGGTTTACTTATTGTATTTTGAGGTTGAGCTCTTTTAATATTGGTAGGTGCAACTTCCGTCATTTCTCTTAATGATGGAGTTGTTTTCTTTTGTGAGTTCAATGTAACTGCACCGGATTTAATCAATTTTGTCAATTCTTCTTTGACTTGTTGCTTAACTTCGTTTTTTACAACTTCTTTGATTAATCCGACTAATAATTTCGAATCCATAATAATTGTTTTTAATAAATATTTAATTTTAATAATTATCCAACATTCGGTATTGTTGGTGTTTTAATGTTTATATCCACTTTCGGTGGTTTTATTTTAATATTCGGTAAAGATAGTGCTAATGAAGCAAAAATATCTACTGGACTTATATTTGGTAATTCCGGCAATTCTGGAAATTGAGGTATTTCTATACTACCTAAATCTATTTGTGGAAATTCTACAGTCGATGGAAAATCGGGTATAGGTGGTCCGTTTTTAACTTGATATCCTGTATAATTTATGATAGCCGGTGCGGGTGGTGCTGGTGGTGTATATTGTGCCATAACCATCATATTTCCACCAACTCCTAATAGATGTATTTGAGCTAAAGATAAAAATGGGTCAAGTAATACATTTGTTTTTGTACTAAATATAAAACTTGGTGGTGTGAAACTGATAAATGGTGGGTCTGGTATTAAACCTTTTATCTTTTCTTCTGCCAATGCTCTTATTTCTTCTTCTGTTGGAGTTTTTGCTTTAATTTGTTCTTCCAATTCTTCTTTTGTTGGAATATTTGGAATTTCAATTGGAATATCAATTTCAGGAACTAAACCTTTTGCTGTATCTTTTACAAATTTTTTAATTTCTTCTAAAGTTGGTTTTGGTTTTGGAATAGAATCTAAAATTGCGACAACCGCTTGAACATATTGATATATTGGTTGTAATATAATATCTTCAATTGGTGGGATTATTTGTTTTTTAATTTCTTCAATTGCAATTACTAATAATTTTTCTTTTGCTTCTTCAATAATCTTTTTTCTATCCGGTAATTTTGGAAATTGAAACTTTAATGCCTTTTTGATTTGTTTACCTATTGCCGGCTTTTTCTTTTTAGCTTCTTTTAATTTCTTTATTATCTCAACCGCACCTTTAACTACTGGATGATTTTTTATATCCGGGGCAACTGCTTCTTTATTTATTATTTTTTGAGCTGTTTCGTAAACCGGTATAGTAATTGATGGTAGAGGTGGAATAGCGGGTAATGTAATTGTTTGTTTTTTTAATTCATCTTCTAAAAGCTTTAATGCTTCAACTTCTGCTTTATGTGCAGCCGCCGTTGCAGCTAATGATATTGGGTCTGGACCAATATTTTGTATTGTTCCTGGTGCTGGTGGGGTTGATGGCCAACCTAATGGTTTGATTAATGGATTTGGTAAAGGTGACATTTCTGCTCCTAACCAATATGCATCAAATGCAGATGGGTATATTTCTTGTAATATATTAAAATTACTACCAACACTCTCAGTTCCTTTCTTTAGTGCATCTTTAATTGTATCTGCCATACCTTTAACATTACCATTGATAACATTAACTCCGTATAATAAATCTCCACCACTTTTAATTGCTTTATCGTATTCATTTGCATAAAATTCAGCAAACGAATCAGGATCGGCCTTAAATTGACCCGTAAGCATTGCTGTCAGAACATTCAATTTAAAAATTGCCCACATATTACTTACTTAAAAATGTTCTACTTGATTGTATTTTACCTAATCTTTTCTTAATTGATGTAAAAATTGCTGCATTGTGAGGGCCTGCTCCTGTTGGTCCAACTCCGGTAGCAAATACCATTTTATTGATTGCATCTAACATTTCTTCCATCAATGCAATCAATTCTCCTGCCAATACGGCTCTTTGAACTTGCTCACCCGCTTTACCTGATGTTTTTTTAACCTCACCTAACCAAATGTTTCCAGTTCCATCCGTTGATAAAACAATATTTCGTTTTGTTTGGAAAATTATGTTATTATCGGAATGAATATGTGAATCACCAATTGAATCAACACTAAATTTGCCATCTGTAATTATACCTGTATTACCTTTACCAAATATAATAAATTCTTTTGCCTTTGCAGATAAAACTATTCTATCTGAATTTATAAATAATTGGTCACCTGTAAAATTTGATGAATTTGGATAATTACTAAATCCTATCTTTTGTTTTTTAATAGTTTCTTTGAAAGGAATTTTTATCTTACCGGAGGTAATATAAACGGAAGTTCCATCCTTATTAATATCTTCGGTTACTAACTCCCCAATCGGTTTGGAATCTAATTCAGGATTTTGTTTATTACGAATGAATATTCCAGGAGATGAAGTTTTATCATCTTCTGTTAAAAAGAATTCACTAAAACGTATTGTATTACCAACTCTACCACTTATTATAGTATCACCATCTTTTGGTTGTAAAAATTTTATTTTTTCATTTTTTTTATAAGATGATTTTTGAGAATCCGATTTTGATGGTTTTGAATTGGGTGTTCCATCCTTTGCCGATTTATAATCGGAATTTTTATTTGATGTACTTAATTGGACGGCCTCTCTATCGGTATTTAGTAGAGATATACTAACATTCTCTCTATAATTTGGATATAATGATATACTATATGGTAACCAATAGTTTACATCGGATATTTTTAAAATTAATATAGTTTCACCTATTAATGGATATGTTATATTATTTTTATCAAATGGAAATGCAATATTTTCACCTTTGAATATTACTTTATTAGATTTAAATTTTACAGCACCCAAATATTCTATATTATTTAAAGATTCTATATAATCTTTATTATCATTATATTTGGGAATTAAATTACTATTAATATCAATTTTTTTATCATCAGGTAAATTAGTATAGATTTGTTCTACCGTTGCTAAAAATGAATATATTTCCATTATTTTACTTTAGTTTTAATTTCTTCGATTTCTATTTCTAAATCAACCATTTTTTCTTTAGCTTTTTCTTCAACTGCATTAATAGTATCTTCCATATCTTGAAGTAACTGAGCTTTTTCACTTTCACTTAACCAACCATCTTCACCTATACCCTTAGCTTCTGCTGCAGCAAGTCTTTGTGCAATTGTTGCAAGTTTAATTAAATGGTCATCATTTTTAACCGATACCTCTATTAGGTCTTTGATAATTGGAGCAATAACAGTTGCTTCACCAACATTTTTAATCAACTTCCTTAGTGATTCAATCAAATCGGAAATGTTTTTCTTTTTGTTTTGTTGGTTTTCGTATATATCTTTAAACAACGATGATAGGTTTTTCCCATCAAATAGTTGGAATTCAGCACTCATAGATTCTATTCTTTACTATATAATTATAAAGTTCTTCAGTTATTAGTTTGTAACCTGCATCATTCGGGTGCTGTGCAACCTTCATTGGATTTGGTTTTTTAACTTCCCAAACAGGTTCGGATTTATAATATTTCATCATCCAAGACTCTAAGGATTTTTCTCCAAATCCCCAATATCTATCTTTATTAATTAAATGTGTAACATCATCTTTCTTATCCAATTGTTGAACCATCAAATCAAATGCATCACACATTAGATATTTAATACCATAATCTTCTAACATTTTTTGTAAAAATAGAATGTAGTTTTGATTTATAATATTATAATAGTTTTGGTTAAATAATTCTAATAAAAAGAATTTTTTATAATTTGATAAAAAAGAATTAAATTTTTCATCACCAAATTGATATGATTCTGTAAATTTGTGTGGTAATATTGATAGTTCCAGCTGGCCCCAACTAACCCACTCACCTTTTGGTAAGAATGGAACATAATCTCTCAAAGTGGAGCTCCACATTATAACAACAAAATCTCCTTTTTTAATTTTATCGTTTCGTAAATCGTTAATAACATCATTAAAAATCATATTATTGGCTCTGCCACTCCAACCATTATTAACTGCTTCTAATCCCATTTTTTTAGAAAGATGTTTTACCCAACTATTTTCATTTCTAAATAATTGTAATTGTTGTCTATCTTTAATAGTTTGTTCATGTGCCCAATTTGCACCTTCACCTTCTGTCCAACTATCTCCGTATGCGTATAATTTCATAACTTATTTACTAATTAAATAATTTCCCAATACTAAATAATTCATATCACAATTTTCAAATGTCCAGATTGCTTTTTGTGGGTCATTTGTCATTGTATGGTCTTTTAAATTAAATGATGTATTCAATAGAATAGGGGTTCCTGTTATCTTTTCAAACTCTTTTAACAAATCGTAATATAATGGATTCTGTTCTTTTTTAACCGTCTGTATTCTTGCCGAATTATCAACATGTGTTACGGATGGTATAGGTGTTTCTGAAATAACTTCAACAACTTGATTCATATATGGAACATCTTCTTCTGATTTGAAATATTTTTGATAATCCTCATGTGTTACCGATGGAGCAAATGGTCTAAACATTTCCCTCTTTTTGACAACCTTATTAATTCTATCTCTAATATCTGAAAGATGTGGATTACCCAATATAGAACGATTACCCAATGCTCTTGCACCAAATTCAGTTCTACCCTGAAACCATCCTACAATATTACCATCTTTTATTAATTGTGCCACTTTACTTACCAATTCATCATCATAGAAATATTCAACTTTTGTATCTTTTGAAAAATGGTCATGTATAATTTCATACAATTCCGATGTATTCCACTCTGGCCCTAAGTATGGGGATTGATTATCACCACCCCTTACTTTTGGATGCCCCAATGTTATATGATAATGATATAAACATGCACCAATTGCAGAACCCGCATCGGATGGTGCAAATGGAATCCAAACATTTTTAATTGATGTGAGTTTTTTAATTTTACCATTTGCTGTTCCATTGTAAGCACATCCACCACTTAATACCAAGTTCTCACTTGTCCAATTATTTGATACTCTATTTATTATAAAATATAATTGACTTTCATACCATCTTTGTAATGAAGCAGCCAAATCTTTATGATGTTGTTCAATTGGTTCATCTTTAAATCTAGGTGGGAATCCAATCAATTTCATTAACTTATTATTAAACATATCGTTTTCCGAAGTTTGATATGTAAAATATTTTTGATTTATGTTTACTAATTCACCTAACCAATCGAAGCTTGATATTTTTTCAAATACATTTTTATATTCCAAACCATCACCATATGGTGCTAATCCCATAACTTTGTATTCCCCTTCATTTGGTTTAAAACCCAAATATGCAGTAAATGCAGAATAAACTAATCCCAAAGAATTTGGAAAAGTTAATTTATTTATTTTCTGAAATTTATTATTTCTAATATAACAAGCCAACATAGTTTCATCTTCACCAACACCATCAATTGATAAACCTATTGCATTATCAAATGGGGATGTGTAATATGAAAACGCCAAATGAGATAAATGATGTTTGGTATTTACAATGACACCATCATATCCAATAGATTTTAATATATTCTTTAAACCACCTTCGGTTTGATGCCATCTTTTATTAAATTCTCTCCATTGTTTTGGAAATCTTTTACCTCCCCACTTTCCAATTACTCTTTTAACTCTTTCATATTTTAAGCTTGGTTCTTCATACCAACAAACCATATCAACTTCATCAATTGTTATCTTTGCATATTCTAAACACCATTGTATTGCCTTAAACGGAAAAGAACTATCATGTTTTTCTCCAGATAGTTTCTCCTCTTCAATAGCTGATATCACTTTACCATCAATAATCAATGCAGCTGCAGAGTCATGGTAAAATGCCGATAAACCTAATTGTATCATACTTTAAATTTTTATATCACCTTCTCTATCAAATTCATTATAAAGTGCCATTTGTTTTTCCTTCATTTTGTTGACAACTTTTGTTATATAATGTGTTGGATGTCCGGTCATTTCTCTAATAAGTAGGTATAATGATTTTTTATTGAAATTTTCAATATAATTTGCTCTTCTAAACAATTCCAATACTGCATCTGCAATTTGCATATCTCTTTTTTTAGGAAAGAAATTTTCTAAATGAGTATCCCAATATTGTAACATTCTTATATTAAACATTCTATGTTCATCATTACGAACTTCTTCTCTAAAATTATTTTCAGTATCCCAACTTTCAGGCAGTGCAGACATTATATCCGTATCTTTGTATCTTTTGTAATTTGCATTATTATTTAAGATAAGATAGTTTCTTGCAACAATAGTAAAGTAAGAGAATGCCTTACCTTTACCATTTTTATACATATGAATCTTTTCAATCATAAATGCAACAACTTCTGCCATTACATCTTGTGGGTCATCATCAAAGTAAGTAAACTTCCATTTGTTATAAACAATCTCTGCTAATTTTTTAAATGCAGAATCAATCCTTTCTCTGTAAATCTTATCCTTAATACGTTGGTCTTCCGTTATATTATATTCAATTATAGCGTCTTCTGTATCTTTTGTGAAATATTGTCTATTAGGACCTCTTTTTCTAGGCATATTATTGTTGAGTTTTGAATCTTTCGATTGTTGCTTTAATTTGATAAAATATAGAACCAACTTCATCATCTTTTTCAAACATTTGACGATTATCAATTTGTCTCAATGCTTCAAGTAATGCTTCATTTCTATTTAATTCATCTTCTATAAAATCTTCATAAGATTCTAATTTATTTAACAAATTAAATATTGTATACCCTGCACCTGTCAACATTACTATTAAAAATATTAATATTATTTCCATAAATTAAACTATTTCGTATCCTTGTAAAAAATATTTGTTAGCATGTTTTCCCTTAACTTCTAACAATTCACCTTTTGGTGATTTCATAACGATTTTTTCATTTCTACCATACTCTACCTTTTTAACAAATGTTGTAGAATATATTCTATCTCTAATTGTCAACCCATCCAAATGGTCTATTTCATGCTGAACCACAACTGTTTTCATTGTATCAACACCTACACCACCGGATTCTTTATCTTGTTCAGGATTTATTTGAAAGATTAATTCACCCAAATTATCGGTTTGAATTTTAACCATATTTGCTCTAATAGTTCTAACTGGTTTTTCTATTGATCTTGGTATAGATAAACATCCTTCTACAAAAATAAATCCATCTTTTGACCTTTCAATCATTTGTGGGTTTACTAAGAATAATTCTTCATCACCAAATTTAATTAAACATGCTCTTTTTTTAATTCCAATTTGAGTTGCCGAAATGCCCAATCCACCATATTTTGCCAAAGCATCTATAAGTGTTTGTTTTAATTCATCTGCTTCCTGTTGTGTGATTTCTGTTTTTAAACATGGTGTTTTAAGATATTCTTTAAATTCTTTTGTTTCAAACCCATGCTTGTCTTTGTCAACGATTAATTTCATTTTTCTTTATTTTTAAGTCCATATTTTATCCAATTATACCAAACTCTTTCATGTAAAAAGTAAATTATTGGTTTTATTATCAATTCCCCCAAACCTACCATTCCTGCCCACTTTATAGGAAGGCCGGCAAATAAGGTAAGAATAATTGTAGTTATAGTTCCAATAAAACGATAACTAATACTTTTTACTATGTGTCTTTTAACTAGTGGCATTTATATTAAATTTACTTTTTGAAATTCCGAACGTCTGATGTGTATTACTAAAGAATATCTTATTCCTTTTGTAATTTTTTCCACTTCATGCATTATCTTAGATTCAAACAAATAACAAT